GTAGGAGTAAGTACAATTCTTGCACACGCAAATTTAGCAAATACAATGGGATATCCCGTTGATATGGTTGTGATTGACTATGCAGATATTTTATCTCCTGGTAATCACGGAAACAATGCCAACAGTTATGTTGAGCAAGGAGGAATTTATGAGGATCTCCGAGGCCTTGCGGGCGAACTCGGAGTACCTGTGTGGACTGCATCACAAGCAAGTCGTTCATCGTTAGAAGATAATATTATTGAAGCACAGAAAGTTGCTGATAGTTATCGGAAAATAATGACGGCAGACTTTGTGATAAGTTTATCAAGAAAAGCAACTGACAAAGTCAGTAACACAGGTAGATTTCATGTCATTAAAAATCGGTTTGGACCCGATGGTTTGACATTTCCAAGTAGAGTTGATACGTCTTCGGGTGTTATTGAAATATATGATGAAAAAAGTACAAAGGGTGCGGAAATAATGGTGGAAATGAATGATTCTGATAATGGCGCAAAGAATCTTCTTAAATCCAAGTACGACCAAATGAACAATAAAAATTCATATAATAACGAAGATAGTGTTGATATTGGTTAAAAAATTCTGTATATATAGTATGTATTTTTGCAGAGAAATTTGCAAAGATATTTTCTATAATTAAATTATAATGTTAATATAAAATTCTAACAAAAGGTTACAAGTGAAAGTTAAAAAACGCAATGGTAGACTCGAAGACTTTAACGTTGATAAAATCAACGAATGTGCAAACCGTGCCGCCAAAAATTTAGATAATGTAAGTGCAAGTGAAGTTCTGATTGATGCCAAAATAAAGTTGTACGACAAAGTTACTACAACTGAAATAGACAAATCACTTATTATGAGTGCAAGGTCTAAGATTGAATTCGAACCCAATTATGCTTATATGGCTGCAAGAATGCTTCTCAATACAATTTACAAAGAAGTATTTGGAGAAGGAGTGGATAGTGATGCGTTTGAACTTCAGTATCGTAAAAGTTTTATTACGAATATGCGTAGATTAGTCCGTGAAGAAATTCTCAATGAAGAGTTACTTGAAAGTTTTGATTTGCGTGAACTTAGTGCGAAACTTAATATTGAACGAGAAAAAGATTGGAAGTATCTTGGAATACAAACCATTTATGATCGTTATCTTTTGCATATAGAAGGACGTCGTATGGAAACTCCACAAGCAATGTGGATGCGTATTGCAATGGGATTGGCATTAAATGAAAAACCAGAAGACCGACAAGCATACGCATTAAAGTTTTATGAAACTCTTAGTTGCTTTGATGTAGTAAGTTCCACACCAACTTTGTTTAATAGTGGAACAACTCATAGTCAACTTAGTAGTTGTTATCTTAATACCTTTGATGATTCTATTGATGGAATTTTTGATGGCATTTGGCAAGAAGCAAGAAAAAGCAAATTCGCAGGTGGTCTTGGATTTGATATCACCAACTTTCGTGCAAGAGGAAGTTACATCAAAGGAACGAACGGAATCAATCAAGGACCTGTATACTTTTGGAAACTTTACAATGATATGCTTGTTGCAGTTAATCAAGGTGGAAAAAGAAAAGGTGCGGGGTGTGCTTATCTTGAAACATGGCATTCTGATATTGAAGACTTTTTGGCACTACGAAAAACTGTAGGTGATGACAGAATGCGTTGTCACGATATGAATACTGCAAATTGGATTCCTGATTTGTTTATGAAACAAGTTGAAGCAGATGGACCTTGGTATTTGTTTAGTCCCAATGAAGTTCCTGAATTACACGAAACTTTCGGTGAAGCATTTGAAACAAAATATTGGGAATATGTTAAAAAAGGTCAAGACGGAGAATTGAATGTTTTTCGTGAACTCAACGCAAAAGACCTTTGGAAGAAAATGTTGAAAAGTATTTTTGAAACAGGACATCCGTGGGTAACTTTCAAAGACCCAAGTAACATTCGGTATAGTAATCAGCACGTAGGAACGGTACATAGCAGTAATTTGTGTACAGAGATTCTTCTTCATACCAAACCAACTATTCACGCAGATGATGGCACACGCACCGTTAAAGAATACGGAGAAACTGCAACTTGCAATTTGGCAAGCATCAATTTGAAACGACACGTAGGTGTAGATAAAAATGGTGAAAAATTTATTGATTATGATAAATTAGAAAAAAGCACCAAAATGGCAATGCGTATGTTAGATAATGTTATTGATCTAAATTATTATCCAACCGAAGAAGCACGTAAAAGTAATATGACTCATCGTCCTGTTGGATTAGGAACAATGGGTTGGCACGATATGTTTTATGAGTTTAGTGTCAACTACGGAAGTGATGATGCAATTCGTATTAGTGATGAAATTTATGAAAACATTTCTTATTTCGCAATTGAATCTTCGTCTGATATGGCAGTAGAAAAAGAAACTTACGAATCATACACAGGAAGTCTTTGGAGCAAAGGAACATTTCCGATTGATACTTGGAAAGAGGTTATGAAACTTCGTGGAAATTCTGACGAAGTGAATCTTAGAAAAAATTGGGACAAACTCAAAAAGAAAGTTGCTAAACAAGGAATGCGTAATTCCAATACAATGGCAATTGCTCCAACTGCAACAATTAGTTACATTGCAGGATGTTCACAAAGCATTGAACCAAACTTTGGAGTTATTTTTGTGTATTCTACTTTAAGTGGTGAGTTTACAATGATGAACGAATACTTTGTTAATGATATGAAAGCAGAAGGAATTTGGACAAAAGAACTTGCCAACTTGGTTAAAACTGTTGATGGTGATCTTAGCAAACTAAATGGTTCAATTCCTCAATGGATAAAAGAAAAATATGTTACTGCATTTCAACAAGATCAATTCAAACTTATTGATTGTGCGGCTGCTCGTCAAAAGTGGATTGATCAAGGACAAAGTTTGAATCTTTACAACGACAAAAGCAGTATGAAGTTTTTGAATGACATTTATACACACGCATGGAAAAGTGGATTAAAAACAACTTACTATTTGCGGAATTTGGCGGCAAGTGCAATTGAAAAGTCAACTGGATCAAATGTAGAAGAACACACCACAGATACTGAAAATTCACAAGAAACAACTGAACCTTCGTTGTGTAGTTTAGAAGCAAAAATGCGTGGAGAGATATGTGAAAGTTGTCAATAAACAATAAAGATTGACCTAAAAGTGCGTTTGGGTTAATATATATAACTATATTATTAATCTCAAACCCAGAGGGGTAGCATCTATGAACGCAATCAAACTTTTTTTAGTAGTGGCCATAACGGCATTTTCAGTAAACATTTCAATAGGAGCCCCAAGTGCTAAACAAGTACGAGAAGTTGCAGACCATTTACAAGATGTATCGGTTACTATAAAAGCAAAAGCACGATATAGTAGTTCAGAAGGTTCTGGTGCTATGATCATCCGTGAAGTAGACGGAAAAAAAGTTACTTTTGTTTGGACAGCTGCCCATGTTGTTGATAATCTTCGTAAAGTAAGAAGTGTTATTGAAGGAGGAAGTCCAGTTAAACTTGTAGAATTTGATGATGCGTCTATTGTTAAAGAACTTGTAGAAAAAGGCAGACGTGTCGGTGAAATGAAAATGGATGCCAAAGTAATCAAATACTCAGATTACAAAGATGGTCACGATTTAGCACTTCTTATGGTTCGTGCTACTGATTATGCAAAAGAAGGAGTTGAATTTAATTTAAGTGATGCTAATGATGGCATTGTGCCAATCGGAACGAGTTTATTTCATGTTGGTTCGTTGCTTGGTCAAATGGGTGCAAACTCAATGACAACTGGTATCATTTCTCAAGTAGGAAGAACACTTGATAAATACGAATATGATCAAACCACGGTTACGGCATTTCCAGGAAGTTCAGGTGGAGGAGTTTATTTGCAAAATGGAAAGTATGTGGGAATGATTGTTCGTGGAGCAGGAGAAGGATTCAATTTAATGGTACCTGTTCGTAGAATGAAAGCATGGGCAAAAAAGAATGATATTATGTGGGCAATTGATCCTACAGAAGAAATGCCTAGTATGGATGACATCCTTGGAATGCAAATTGAAGACTCTGGAATTATTCGTAGTGCAGATGACGATGATGACGATGAAAAATCAATTCAGAAACATTTTCCATTTCGTATTAAAGTTCTTCCTAATAACCAAGAACGAAATCCCAACCGAGTATTACGACAATTACCTCTTGAAGATTTCACTCCTAAATTTGAGTTGAAATATTGAGACTCGTTAGGTCTATTTCAAAGGTTACATTTATATTATTTTTATCACCCCTGGTGCTATTCTGTACCGAGGGTGATGGGTTTATAAACAACAACAAATCTTGGTTAAATATCATTGATCCGAGATTACAAGCATCATATGAAGCATATGAAAAAGATAGAAGAGAACGAGCAAAGTTCTCGAAAGATATTGCAAGATTTGCAACATTGAAAAAGTCACAATTAGATTTGGCTGTGATGATTCATCAATACGACCTAACAGGACCTCATTATGATCCGAGTAAATTTGATGAATATACCAGATGGATGAGAATATATGAAACAGAAATTTCAATCGCAATGGACAACTATGATGCCGAGGCATATGTTTTCTTTTTTGAGGAATTTGTAAAACTTACATTCAAACGAGCAGGTATGATAAATCCTAATTGTAAAATGAAAGATTGCGAATGTAAGGAATATAATAATTAAATTTTATATTTATAAAGATGGAATGTTTGAAAAAATTGATCTGTAAAATTAAATGCTTTTTTGCTAAATGTTGCAAAGACAACAAATGTGATTGTGTTTGTCACGGTACAAAATAATTTAATTACTTTACGTATACAATAAAATGTGGTATATTGATTCTTTAAATAAGGAGAATTATATATGAAACATTTATTGATATTATTATGCTTAACCACACTTGCATCGTGTGGCATTAAAGATAAGTTACTAAACTCAACTAGTGGCACATTAGGAGTACCCAAGCAACCACCACCACCACAGACTGTAATAAGTGTAGTTGATGACCCTGTTATAGTTCAACAAACACAACCAAGTAAACAGAATACTAAAACTAAACCAATAACACGAACTGAAATACAAACGAACGCATCTAATGAATCTTTTGTTAATTGGTATTATGTGCTACCGTTTGTTGGTCTTGCTATTCTTGGGTTACTTGTGTATCGTTTAAAACAACAAAATTTGAAATCATTATAAACTTTTTTAACTACTGAATCGTTATATATATTATTATGAAAACTGGAGAACTACTAGGAAAAGAAACAGAGGGGGTAAATCAAATTCTCCCTCATAAACATAAATGGGCGTGGGATCTGTATGAACAAGGTGTCAAAAACAACTGGGTACCAACAGATGTACCGATGACAAAAGATGTTCAAAATTGGAAATCATCACCTGATGATGCATTGAGTGAAGATGAACGTTTGGTTATTAAGAGATGTCTTGGTTTCTTTGCAGGAAGTGAAAGTTTGGTTGCAAACAATCTTATGACATTATCCAAGTACATTACTGATCCTGAATGTAGACAATACATGGCAAGGCAGATGTATGAAGAATGTTTACACAATCACACTGTAGTTTATATCTGTGATAGTTTAGACTTGGATATAGGTGAGGTATACGAAGCATATCAAACGGTTCCTTCCATCAAAGCAAAAGATGATTTTCTTATACAAGTGACCGGTGGATTGAATGAAGCAAACATTGATACCTCCACCATTGAAGGAAAACGAGAGTTGTACAAAGCTGCGTTTACTTACTGGGTTGTGTGCGAAGGAACATTCTTTTTCAGTGGGTTTGCAATGCTTCTTGCTTTGAGTGATAAAATACCTGGTATCGCAGAGCAAATTCAATACACACTTCGTGATGAAAGTATTCACATTAAATTTGGAACAACTTTACTAAATAAAATCAGAGAACAAAATCCTGATTTAATGACCGACAAATTTGAAACTGAATTGACTGAAGTTCTAAAACGAGCAGTTGAGTTGGAAATTGAATATGCTAAAGATGTATTACCAAGGGGCATTCTTGGATTAAATTCTGAAATGTTCGTTGAGTATATGCAGTTTATTGCTAATCGTAGATTGGAAAATCTAAATATGAAATATCGCTATGATAGTGATAACAATCCATTTCCTTGGTTAAGTGAAGTTATTGATATTCGCAAACAAAAGAACTTTTTTGAAACAAG